ACAAATCAGGCCGCGGGCGGCTGCTTTGCTCCGCCATGCTGGGCTGGACCAAAAATATAGAAGTTGAAGGCCTGGGCCGCTGTTTTTTAACCGCCCGGTATGAATACCGGCTAAAAATAGCGAACAAACGTAATAAGGACTTAAAATTAGCGCAGCGAATCCAAAAAGGCCCAAAATGAGCGCAATTTTTAACGCTTGGCCAGCGGACCACAAAAAAGCCTTTTCACGTCTAGAAACGCTGAATTTAATTAATGATTGCCGGTCTGGATCCGGACCGCTTAAAGCTAGGGCCAAAAAACGCCCAAAAATGGCCCAAAATGGCCGTAAAATGAATTTATTGATTCTAACCATAATCAAAAAAAAAGCCCCAGACCTAGAGGGTAAACCTCAAGGTCCGGGGCTGCGCAGCAATTAAGACCGGGGCTTTTTTGCCGGGAGCTACCCGGCGGCCATGGCCTTAAATCGTTTTAACGCGTTATTTTTTCGGCGCCTCCTTCCATGTGTGAATCAATACAAGATTCACAAACACCTCCGGAATATTCCGGGGGCATTCCGCGGCAATCTGAACAAATTAAACCGCTCCCAAGGTATTCCCCGGAATTGCTCATAATGTATTCATCATTGAATTCCGCGTACTCTTGGGCGGCGGCTAAAGTTTCGAATCTATGAATTTCATCATTGCCGCCGCTGTCATATGTGATTATGTCGTCTATATTCCGCGCGGGTAAATCCCCGCCCAAACATTCCAGATAAACGACGTAAAACACTTCCCTTGAATCAGTCATTGTTTTTTTATCCTTTTTTTAACTTTATGATGTCCGCGTTTAATTTATACCAATCACTATCTGACCAACTTTTTTGGTATTTTTTTACCGCAATTTCCGCGGCTTTTTCTGTTTTGTAAATCTTACCGAATTGATAAGGGTCACAACTGTTTGACGTTATAATGATGATGTACATTTTTTATCCTTTTTTTAATGGTAAGGGGTTACGATTGTATAACCGCTGAAAGTGTCATTATTTCCGCAAGCGTGACCGGTGGCCGTACAGGATCCACATGGGCCGGGGCATAAAAACACCTTACCGGGTCCGGCAATTTTACGAAGGGTGCGCCGGTCTTCGCTATCCATGTTAAACGGCGCAATCTTTTTCCCGATATCCATTGCCACAAATTCCCCGCGGAATATTGGAAGGGTCTTCATTACTTCCATCAATTCCGGGTACTTCCCGCCGCTCGAACCGTTCAGCGCGTAATTTGCGGGGAAATTGCCGTATTTATCCGCATATTCAATAAATAGGGGAAGGCTTTTCGAATATCCGTACGCGCTGATCCTTGGCATGCTATCGAACACTTCAAACCATTGCCGCATAATTTGAAGGCTTGGAAAATCCCCGTCTACGTATAGGCGTAAATCTACCCGCCGGCCTTCGTAATTTTTGGAAGTGATTATTTTTTCCAATTCCGATTCGATCACTTCCGGGGCATTGCGCTCTAAGATAGTGTTCTGTAATTGCCTAAAATACGCGGAAGGATACCGCCAAGCTTTAAACGAATAGCACCAATTGAGACAGTCACCCGCACCGGGGCAATTGACCGCGGGAAGGGTAGACCATGACAGGAACGGCAATTTGCTATTGCCTTCCCTGAATAGAGTAAACTCCGGGCTTAGTGTCTTTAAAAATTGCCGGAATTTAATGGCAAAGTATACCGCCCCCCCTTTGGGGAAGTGCGGGCCGTTTTTATCTATTGCGCGTTTAATCTCATTATCTAATATGTTCAGATCACCGTCTACGGCAATTCGCGCCCATTTTAGACCGGTTTCCCGGTTTAATGAAAAGCGCATTATTTACCCCCCTTTATCTTAACTATGGCGGAGTAAATCCCTATCAATGCCACGCCGGACACGGTCACAATCGATATCAAACCGGCGGCAATGTTTCCGGCTGTCTCGTTTAACCGGGGGCCTTGGGTTAGTATGATGTAAATAAAGACAGCACCGGAGCCGGTCATAGATGAAAGCGCGAGCGCGCCGGCGGCTGTCAATATGTTTGCTATGGTTTGTTTCATTTCTAGTACCTCTTGTTTAGTTTCCGCAATATAAACAGGCGTTGCATATGTTACAAGTATTATCACATCTATTATTATATAGGGGTATTTAATAAGATTTATTTAGGCGCGCGCTTACAAAGGAATTGGACCGGATTAAATTTTAGTTTCGATTTTTTCGCTTTCACTACCTTTTTTCTACCATTTCGCAATATTTTAGAGGGTGTTTATAGAACCGCACGAACGAATACCTTTCTCAATCAATAATTTTGGGCGAAAAAATACCCTGATTTCCAATCCTTTTTGGGGTCCACAAGGAGCCGAAAATGCTTGCGACGAAGGTCGCGCCTAAAATTTTTTTAACTATTTATATGCAACAAGAAATGTAACATCTATGGAATGGCCAATAATCACATCAGACGACTACGAGCGGCTGCTAGAATCAATCGACATTGGCGATGAATTCTTTAGGAAATTAGCCGTTTTCCGCAGCGGCCTGATCGAGCCAGAAATGCGTCATTGGCAGCTTTCGGCCCATGAGGCATACGACAGTCTATCCGAACGAGAACTCCAGGTGTTTAAGATGCGACTAAAGCAGCATACGTTTCCAATGATCGCTGAGAGCCTGGACATCTCTGAGTCATCCGCTAAAACCTACTGGCGCCGTAGTGTAAGAAAATGCTGGGCGCTGTTCGACGTCATCTAATAGCCTTTTAGTGAACAAGGAGATTTTATGGGTAGACCCAAATTAGATATTGATGCAGATAAGGTAGAGATGCTAGCCAGCTTTGGCTGCTCCACCATTGAAATTGCCCGCTTACACAACTGCGACGAATCTACGATTAGATTACGTTTTAAGAATGAGCTTGAACGTGGGAGAGAGAACATGAAGATCAAACTTAGGCAATTACAATGGAAGCAAGCCGAAAATGGCAATACTAGCCTTTTAATATTCCTGGGTAAGCAATACCTGGGTCAATCGGATCGCAACGAGCTTGAATTAGTTGGAAATCTAGAAAGCTTGCTTAAAGAATGCGGATACGAGGATTCTCCTATTGAAAAAAAGAATACTAAACAAGACGAAGTTATGGAATCACCTAGGGTACTCGCCTAGCGAGAGCCAACTAGCGGTCCATAACAGTAAAGCTCGTTTTCGCGTAAATATTCAAGGTAGACGTAGTGGCAAAAGCTACTCAGCGGCTAAGGAAATCTTGCCATATTTACTCAGCCCTGGTAACAGGATATGGGTAGTGGCTCCCACGTTAGATTTAGCCGACAAGATCGTTAGGGAAGTCAAGATAGACGTCATAACAAAGCTCAAATTGCCAATCGCCTACAAAAAAGAAATTAGTGGCCAGATCCATTACATGAAATTAGCGGGACTCAATAGTGAGATCTCAGCTAAGTCAGCGGACCGGCCAGAGTCATTAGTAGGAGATGGCATAGATTGTTTAATTGTCGAAGAGGCAGCAAAAATAAGGAAAATTGTTTGGGAGCAGTATTTAAGACCAACTTTATCAGACAAAGAGGGTTGGGCCTTATTCACGACTACACCAGAAGGATTTAATTGGATATTTGATTTATGGCAGCGTGGAAACTCAGACGAATTCCGAGATTGGGAGTCATGGCAGCACCCATCCTGGGATTCTCCATTTTTTAAAGATGATATTGAGGAACTAAAGAAAACACTAACCTATGAAACCTGGCAGCAAGAATTCGGCGCGCAATTTACCTCATTCTCAGGTCGTGTTTTTCCCTTTGATCGCTCCATTCACATTCAGAAATGCAAGTTTAACCCCAACTTACCAACATATGTCGGTATCGACCCCGGCTACAGGACAGCCGTCGCAAATTTCTTTCAAGTGGAATCAAAGCCAGGAGAAAAAGATAAGGTCTACCAAATAGATGAGATCTGGGAGGAGAACATCAAGACTGAGAACTTTGCTGAAATGATAAAAGCAAAGCCATATCCAATCATACGTTATTTCTGCGATCCGGCCGGCAGCAACACTCAGGGCCAGAGTGGCGTAAGTGATATTGAGATATTCAAGCGCTACGGGATCCGTTGCGACTTCAGGCGCGACAAGGTATCCAGGAACATTCCGAATGGAGTATCTCATATGCGTACCTGGTTCGAAGATGCAGCTGGTAACTCACATTTTTTTATAGATCCAAAATGTAAAAAAGCGATACAAAGCTATGAGAATTATCGCTACCCGGAAAAGAAAGCGGACCAGAGACTAAAGGAAGAGCCACTTAAAGATGGGGTTTTCGATCATTCGAACGATGCCACTCGCTATTTTTTTTGTAACCTATTTCCGATTAAAAGTAGACAAGCTGGAGTAATAGACTGGTAATTATATGATTATAAAAGACATTTCTGAACAACTTATAGTAGACGGTTTAAGTGAATATTTAAACCATATAGAAAATCAAAGGACGCGTGAGCGAGATTACCTCTTAGATTTTTATGAAGGTATCAATGTAGATCATTACGTCCGAGAATTTTTTGGTACTGAAAGTTTGCAGCAAGTACCAATTTTCACTCAAAATTTAACAAGGCGCGTATGCAAGGCCAGGGCAAAATCATACGCCAGGCCCGTGCGTATGGCGGTTGATGAACGCTATCGCGAATTTGCGAACATTCAAGATCTAAATGCTAAACGTAAACAATTAGAGCAAACAACATTTTTACTAGGCACCCAGGGCTTTCGCAGCTTATGGAACGCAAGGCATAATCGCATAGAGTACGAGATATTAAGCCATTTAGAGCCAATATTCTTAGAAGGCGAGAACGAACCTTTCGGTTGTATTTATGCTATAGAAAACCAGGGCTTATCTAAACTTACAGATCAGAAATTTATCGTATGGACTGAGGCCAGAGATGGTAAGCCTGGGCGACATTTTGGAATGCACGCTAACGGCGATAAGTTTTCATTTAATGATTCAGATCTGAACCCATATGGTATTTTACCAGTAACCTTCGCCTCTCGCTATTCTCCATTAAGGGATTTCTGGGTAGGAGACGCCTCAGATGTCGTTAGAGCGGATCTAGCGCTATCGGTAGCCGCAATGGAGATCTCATTATGTATTCGCCTGGGAGCTATTGGAGTCAAGTTCGTAACTGGCGTTGATGACCGCTCAAGGATCTCAATGGGCGTAGATAAACTTATTTATCTCCCAGAAGGAGCCAATTTTGGCGTTACAGGACCATCTGCAAGCATAGATGATCTAATAAAAGGTGCTAAATACCTAGTAGAGACAACTTTAAACAATAATCAGCTACGCGTGAAATTTATTGATAGCCACGGTAACGCTGAGTCGGCAGAGGCCTTACGGGTCCAGGACATTGACCATACATCTGAGATCTCATCTAATATTGAAGATATATGGCGCCCTTGGGAGCATAGACGATTCCAAGTGGACAAACGCATTATTGAGGTCCAGACCGGTCAGGTACTTTCAGATGAATACTTTGTCGATTTTGAAGAGCCAAAAGTTATGTCTCCAAGCGAAGAGCGTGAAATGTATACCTGGCTATTCCAAAACAAACTAGCTACTCGAGAACAATACTTATTATGGAAAAATCCAGACTTATTACCAGAGGAGGCTGCAAAGCTACTAGCTGAGATTGATGAGTCAGTAGGTAAACCGGAGCAAAATAGGTTATTAAATAGATTGCAAAGCTAATGCCCTTATCAAATACCATTGATAAAGCAATAGCTGATTTCGAGGCCCAGCTAGAAAAATCCCAAGATTTATTTATCGAGGACATCGAGGCATTAAAGGAAGAGGGTCTATCTACTGAAGAGATCCTGGCAATACTCGCTGGGATCTCCATGGTAGACTACTGGCTCCAGGATCTACAAATGCAGCAAGCGGTCAATCGTTTAATGGTCAGTTTTGATACGCTATTAGATGATGCCGTATTTTTTGGCAAAGTATCTGAAACGCAATTACTCGCGCTGCGCAATATGCAGCAAGCCTCGATCTTAAAATACGCTGACGACATTGGAGAGCGCGTCAGGTTATCTCTGGTCCAGGGCGTATTGCAAAAGAAGTCTAAAGATCAGTTAAGACGAATGTTGATGCAAGATCTATCAATTAAACCTTACCAGGTGAATACGATCGTTTCAACATCAATGGCTACATATTCCAGGTCCTTAACATTATTACAGCTAGAAGATTCTCCAGAACAAAAATTGATCTACCAGGGACCAATGGACTCTAAGACCAGGCCCGTTTGTATTCGAATGCTGAAAGAAGGGGGGATGACACAATCTCAGGTAGAATCCAAATATCCAGGGGCTTTACGCGACGGCGGAGGCTTTAATTGCAGACATCAATGGGTTCCTTTGTCATCTAAGACGCAAAATAAGGACATACAGCAAAAAGCTAAAGTAGCATATCAAGGTATGCAAGCTAAAGCTACAAAAAAGGGGCGGACATGGAAACCGCCAAAAACTTTAGAACAATATTATAATGATTAATTTCAAAAGAGCATTCAGAATTGACCGCTCATTTTTTAAGCGAGTGGGTAGAATGGTCTTAAAAAGACACAGGGCCAATATCTTTGATAAGGGCCTAAATGCAGCTGGTAAGAAATTCTTACCTTATACTGAGGCGTATAAAAGACGCAAGATGGCCGGTAAGGCTGCGCCGAAACAAGTGAGTAGGAGAGGGATACCAGATTTAACTCTAACTGGTCAAATGAAAAAATCATTCAGCCATTTTGAGGCGACTAAAGATGGATTCGAGTATGGAATCTCTGATCCAGCCATGGCCGAAAGAATGGAGTTTCAAGGCCCAAGAAAAAAGAAGAAATCAAAATTAAGATATGTATCAACTAAAGCAAACCCTACGACCCCAGATCTGCAAGATTTTATTGCAAAATCATTACAAGCTCAATTAGTTAAGAATTTAACGAAAGAGATCCAAAGAAGCGGTATGGGTTATAAGGTTATATCCATATAAGGAGAAAATTATGGAACAGGACACTAATGTTAGTGTAGAGCAGCAAGCTCAACCCTTAGAACAGGGCAATGTTCAAGGTGGCAACGAAAACAGCGCGCTTTCGACTGCTATAGCAGACGCTAAAAAATACAGACACCAGCGCCAGGAATTGGAGAAAACGGTAACGGGTTTGCAAGATAAGCTCAATGAACGGGAAGAGATGGAAATGCAAAAGAATAATGAGTGGAAAGATCTTGCTGCTAAGTATAAGTCAGAACGGGACGAGTACAAATCGCTAGCCGAAGAGGGTAGAGTTTTAAAAGAGTCTACTCGTAAAAATCTTCTGGACCAACTTTCTGATGAGGACCGTGAATTTGCGATCGACCTCAGCACCGAAAAACTGAGCAAGTTCGTAGCACGGCAAGTTAAAATTAAAGTTGAAACAAACGAGAACTATTCCAGGCCGATGCCAGATAGTAAGGTGAATCCGTTTTCGGAAATGACGAAAGAACAAAGGCAGAATAACTGGACAAGGGTTCTCGATAGCTATATCAAAAAATAATTGATATAGAAAGGTAGTTAAATAATATGGCACTTTCAGGTGATTTTGCGGGTGCAAGTGTAACCACTACTACCGCTGCTAATTTTATACCAGAGATTTGGACCGATGGAGTCAAAGCATATCTCGAACGTAAACTCGTTTGGGAATCTTGCGTAGATACATCATTAAATGGTCTAGTCAAGGGTCGCGGGGATAATTTTAATATTCCCAAGTTAGCAGAGGCGAGTGATGCAGCTAAAGCCGCAGAAACAATCGTAACTTACGCAGCGAATACCCATGGTACCGCTCAATTAACCATCAATCAACATCGCTACGTCGCGTCCTTGGTAGAAGATCTAGCAGCAACCCAGGCAAATCCAGGATTGCTCGAAAAAGAGATCTCTACACACGCTTATGCACTTGCAAAAACTTACGATGCTTACATAGAGAGTCTTGTAGAATCTTCAAGTACAAATGGCGCAGCTTTGGCTGGTGATAACACTATCACCGCAGCCGAGATAAGAACAGGGATGAAAACTTTGATGGAGTCCGATGTAGATACAGCAGAATGTAAATTAGTTGTATCTCCAGCTTTGTATACAGCAATGCTAGGTATTTCGGATTTTGTCGATGCAAGTAAGATGGGTTCTGGTCCTAGTGGGTTAGCGAATGGTCAAATTGGAATGCTTTACGGTAGTGAAATGCCGAGCGCATAAGTGATTATGCGATTTGAAATTGGAGTATTAAGCGGGAAACCTAAACCAGAAATGGCAAGGCAATCCGAACCGAAGGCTATGATAATCATAGTCAGGGGCAGAGCATAGCTGATGAAAAGATATAATTCAGCCAAGAGACTCCGACAACTTACTAAGTTGAAAAGATATGCCGATACTTGTTAGAAATGACAAGATCCAGGATAAAAAGCCTGGTTTAACAAATGATGCCAGTTCTCCATTCTACAGTAATGGGTACATCCGGATCTACGGGAGTAGAGGTCGGCTACATAGTACATCCTTCAGCCGTTAGCGCTGCTCGTCAGATCGAGCCTCGCGTGCAAGCTGAATACTCGGTAGACTTTTTAGG